CTCTATCATAAAAGCCTCCTTTCCTTCACATTTCATTGTAAAGGATGGAGGCTTTTATGGGGCATTTACCCAAGACACAGACTCAATTGTATAGTGAGGTGGGAACGGTCTCCGATAATTTAGCTCCTACTTTGGAATCACTTTCCCAGCCGCCTTCCGAATATTGCACATTCTCTCAATGGGTAGCAAATGCCGAGAGATGTGGCAATGAGGTAACGCTTTCCTTCAATATAAGTGGAAGGATAAAAGAAGTCTCTACAATATTCCTTCTCAAGACGATACCAGAAAAATATCGTCCCAGAGCTAATAAACACATTAGCTATCGCACCCAAGATGGATACGATATGGCAATTTTCATTCAGACAGATGGACAAATCCAACTTTTTACCGGTGGCAAAGCAGTTTCGGGATTCTTCCTGCGACAAGTGATCACCTATCCGGCAGCGTAATGCTAAGCTGATTGTAACTGAATAGGAATCGGAATAACATAATATTGACCAGCTGGTATTTCGCGTTGCGTCGTAAATGTAGTACCTCTCTGGTCACACCATAATGATATAATTGCTCCAGACACTGATTCCATTGCAAGTAGAGTTGTATTAATTTCTATTGTATATCCAGAAGGGATCGAAAATATCTTTGCCCCTGCGGGTTTTGTAGAAGAAGTTCTAAACCATCCAGAAACTTGAATTTCTCGTTTTCCCTTCATGGTCGCATACAAATTTGAGGAAGAAACTTCTGAAGTTCCCGATAACAATAATGAGACAAGAGCTAAATCATCCTTTGTGGCGACCTCTTTCCATGTGATTTTGTCTGCTCCATTAACCTGAATGCCACTACGCAACTTATTGTTAGCATCTACAGCAATATAGTATTTGTCGCCTTTTTTTGATGTGGGCACGCCATTTAATCCGAAGCGACTCATCAAATACCCGTTGACGTTCAAACCGCTGGCATCTCCAGGCGCAAGAATGTTGCCGTATGGAGAGTTCTTCGCTTGCATGTCACTATACAATTGAGTGTACAGATCTTTCAGGACCTTCCCCTGCGCCGCCGATAATGGCAACCCTGCATTGTCCGTCACGCAGTTATTGACAATATGGCCAATTAAGCAAGCCCCTTTAAATGCAGCCTTGATATTTGATAAGAGTGTCCCCAGCTTTCCTTTCGATTTGATCTGATCGATTGCATCCGTTGCTGACGGAACTGCGGTTGATCCAGTATAGTCTTCAAATGTCGGCGTATCCAGATTTTTCAGTGCTTCATCTGCCAGATCCCAGTTTTTATTCTGATCCGCCACGTCATAGAAATCACTTTCATCTGGCTTTTTAAATCTATAATTTGTTGTGTTAGTTGCCATTCGGTAAATCTCCTTTCGTAATCTGATCATGAGTCAGCTGCCCAAGTTCGATATGCTGATAAGTCCCCATCTCCATGATTCTGGTCTTCAAGTGTCCATTTCGAATCTTATAATGAGTAAATGCAGTAAGCTGTTCATGCGTGAAGGTTCCAACAGCTCCATAGGTGTTGAAAATATACTCATACAATATCCTGATATGGCATGGAATCGCTTCTTCGATACTCTCTTTGATGTCTTTAATGTTCCCAGGAATTCCCGATGTTCCCGTAAACCGAACCGTTGCTCTGTATTTCGGGTTATCCTCTTTTATCTCTACCGCTGCATTGGTATAACTTTCTGCGATATTCCGGATCAGTGCCACCAATGTGGTCGCGGCCCCCGCCGCTTTTGCTGAAATTTTTTCTCTCCGGTAACGATCTGATTTTCCTGCATCAGGGATAATTCCGAATATTCTCTCATGTCTTGAGAGCAATCCTTTTCCCGTAGCGCTTGTCCAATATATCTCCTTTAAGGTATTTGCAAGGCCATCTTCCAAGTTATCCGACTCCTGCGATAGATTTCCCTGAATCTCCTGCATCGTTTCGTTATCATCGTAATAGTCTGGTAAGACCTCAATCAGCCGCAATTGTATGCACCTCCTCCAGACTTACCGTACCCATCGCAGGAATTTCTTTCTCTCCTACTATGATATTGCCGGTGGAATTATTAAGCCTTAAATCATCGTAATCCTGGACTCCTTCAATATTGAGAAGAAGACTTCCGATTTTCGCATAGCTGACACGATACTCCACAAAAACCAACGATTTCAAATACTCCGTGAACTGGCTCTTGAACATAGCAAGCACATCATCCAACGTTTTTGTTCCATCCAGAATCACATTCGCTGACACATTGACAGACCTCATTGTCGGACTTGAGACCGTGACCGTTGCTCCGATCGGACGAACCGTTTCTATATAATCTCGCACGGCAGGCTCCAACGAAGGGTTTCTCGCCTTGTCTACATCTACAATCAGTACTGTTAATGTCCCATCTCCAGAATCAAGAGGAAATACTTTCGCATCTCCGACGCCAGGGACTTCAAGAGCCCACTGTCTGTAATGATGTTTATTTCCCGATGTCGCTGGATTCCGTACTTTCTCATAGAAACGTTCTCTCAGCGCTTCATCTGCCTCTTCATCGGCTCCATCAGTAATAATGTCTGTCAGTTCTGCGGTCACATTCGAAACTGCCGAGAGCGGCTCCAGAGAGCCCGAATATGTATTTCCGATCTTCCCTGCTGTCTCGCATTCTGCCTCATAGACGTTTTCATCTATCCGATCGATTATCCGATATGCCACATCACTGATCATCCATCTTGTCCCGATTGCAACATCTCCGGATGTTACGATTTTCCGAACTGCCGGGCTTGCAACTTTTCTATTCACTCCATATCCGCTAACGGCACGGTCCAGATACTCTCCGACCGCCGTGTCCGGGAAAACAAGGTCAACAAAGTTACTCAGCTGAAAATACTGATCTGCCAGAAAATACGCCGCCGGGGCAAGGGCGTCATAAATCACACTGCCTTCTCGTTTGTCCACATCGTTAGAGACACGATTGAGCATACCTTGAAGGATATTTTCATACGTCTTATCTTCAAACATTCACCTCAACTCCTTCCCGTAACTGACCAAATATGCTCGACACATCAAAAGAACATACGCAGGTGATTCCCTTAAACTCAAACAAAAAGCCAGACACATCGCTGATCCTGTCGTCCTGCAGCAGTGTCTCCCGGATCATCCGCTGCATCTCAGCCCGAATATACTCCTGATCCTGTCCGATCAGGTCCCGCCAGTTCACTCCATAATTGAAGCTGTAGATCGGATATTCAAACTGCTGCGTCGAGAGTCGTTTCCGGATTGCCTGCCCCAGTGCCTCCAGATCATTTACCATTCCACGAATACAGGTGCCTGAGTCGTTGTAGCTCCGATTTGAAAATGTCTGTTTCTGAATTCTGGTATCTGTTGTCAAAGCCATTACTTCAGCGCCTCCTCTTTTATTTCCTCCTTGAAGGCCAGACGCCGTTCAATGATCTCCAATACGTAAAATTCCTCCCAACCGGTTCCCGCAATCATGCGGACCTTGTCTCCTGTCCTCAGCTGCGCTTTCATGTTTCCAGAAAGCTGTGCCGCCGGGATCTTGAACTTCTCATTCACCCGAACCCCGGATCCGTCATATGTACCCACAATTATCGCGGGCAGTTTCTGATTGTTCAGAAATGCGCTCATCACTTTCTTCAATTCTTCCGTCAGCATCATTGAGCGATCACCTCCAGTTCCATTGTGTGCGTCGGCAAATATTTGTGTGTTACTTCTTTTACGATCACACGCCGGTCCAGTTCGATATCTGCAATGCTGCCATAAATACTGCATCCAGCTCTCACAGAATGATCCCCGATACAGGACAGCTTTATCGTTTCTTTCTCATGGTTATATAGCTGTAGAAGCTTCTTCGCCTTCTCCTGAAGTTTTCCCGCGTCAGCGCTCTTATCCGAAACATGCTCATAATACTGCAGGTTTCCATATCGATTTACTGAATCCTGATCTGCAGCCTGAGTGGTCTGCGCCTTTCCGTTCTTCTCATCCATCCAGGAGATCTTCACCACATTGTAAAATTCATCATCGATGGACTTCTCCCAGCTGTATCCATATGCTAGGGAATCATCACCAAGTACCAAAGGGAGCTGAAGGTCCCGGAGGTTATCCAACCGGATTTTTCCGTAAACGTCCGCCAAACGATACCATTCTCCCTGCGGATTATCCGCAGTTTTTGTATTAAGAAGGGTATCTCCGATCAGTCCATAGATCACATCAATCCATGTGTCTTGGTACTTTACTTTATCCTTTGGAACTTTGTATGAAATTCCTGTCGGCATATCCCCGGCCGTTAGATTCAGATATCTGCACATCGACTGAGTAACGGATACCACATCGTCCTGTCCGCCTTTTAATGGAATGATATCTTTAGACTTTCCGCGTCGTAACTGATCATACGCCTTTACTTTCACCCGCCGGTCTTCACCCATACTGACACGGAATACTTCTCCGAAAAAGATGCCATCCTTCTCACTGGTATTAGTGAGTCGGACGACATCTCCATTTTTGATCATCAGTTCTCCGTCATACAGGTATGTAAATTCCAGGACGGAAGCGCCAGAATTCAATTTGTCCTGCCAGCTAAGCTCCGAGCACATTTCTGATATTTCATAGATCACACCATTATTTTCCACGCATAGCTGCATAACGTCCTCCTCATGATGGAATCGTGAATACCTGCCCCGGATAAATCAAATTTGGATTTTTGATCTTATCCGCGTTCGCACTTACGATTTTCGAATACTGTGCCCCATTCCCATAGAACTGTTTTGCGATCTTCCAGAGGGAATCTCCTTTCTGCACAGTATATGTCTTTCCTTCCTCCACTGCCGGGTTCGTTGGCTGCGGTGTCTCTGGCTGGGCCACCGTCGCTACCGGTGTCACAACCGCGCGGTATTTCTTTGACGGTTTCCGATACTGAAGGAACGAGAGGGCAAGATATTTATCCCCCTCTTCTCCCGATTTTTCCAAAATTTCACAGGATTCCACCAGCACCATCACCGACTCATCATCCGTCATGCCATTGGAATAAATGAGCCGGACCGGCGTTTTCTCTTTTTGTGCCTTCGTGAGCATTCGAATGTACCAGTCCGGATCCGCGCGGCTGCCCGGTTCCATATAGTGCATCTCATGGTGCGGAAGTTCACATTCGAAGTTATACTCATTCAATGCCTGGTAAGTTGGAACGCTTACCTGTCCGCTGCCGAGCACCTGGTATTTCTCAATATTCAGCTTCTGTTTCTTCTTGATTTCTTCCGGGTTCACCGGAAGCTTATACCGTTTACTCTTGTATTTGATGTACACGCTGTAGCTCATCAGTATAATCCCTCCGGTGCTGTTTCCAGTTCATCTCTAAGAATCTGAGCGATTGCCGGTCCGATCTGCTCGTAATCCGTTTCCTTGTGAATATCCCCGGTAAATGTGATGGCGATGTTCGGCGCCAGTGTATTCTGGGCGATTCTCGCAACATAGTCACGTTCTGCAAGTTCCTTCAGATAGCTAATATCCTCATCTTCCAACGATGCCTTGATGCTGCCATTCTTTTCAGTTCCCTTTACGACAGCCGGATCCCCGACGGTTCCGATCGAAGATCCGACACCGCCATTAAAGAAATCGGTTGCTTTACCGGCTGCGTTGGATCCCCAGTCATAACCTTTCTTAAAAGAATCACTGTACGAAATCCGATTCATCTGATACTTACTTGTATCGACACGATCAAAGCTAATCTGTTCTTCCGATTTGATTGCTCCTTTGAATTTATCAACAGCACTGGACCATCCACTTACAATACCAGATAAATTAGATCCAAATACTGCATCGATGGCCTTAGCCACGGATTGCATGGTTCCCACCACAAATTTGGCAAGATCAGTGATCAGGTTCACAATTGCAAGGACCGGATTATTTAAGAAATTGGCAAAAAACTCAGCAAACGAGATGCATGCGTTCACCACGTTAAATACAATTCCTGTGAATAGATTCCAGGTTCCAATGAAGACATTTCCAATCACTGCCCCTGCTGTAAACACTGCTCCAACAATAATTCCCGTTGCACTGACCGAAGCACCAGTAATTTTATTAAACGCTGCCACGCCGGCGTACAGGACTGCAATCAAACCGATGACTCCAATCATCATAAGCCCTGCCGGATTCATCGTGCACAATGCATTCCACACCGCTGTCGCCGCATTCAATACCCACTGGGCTGCCGCCGCTCCATAGGTAAACGATGCGTACACTGCCAGCGCCGCACCTAATCCCAAGAGCAGCGGTCCGATGATCGACATGTTATTCGCCAGCCAGCTGACTACCGTCAAGAGCGGCGCTGATCCTTTCTGGATCATGTTCATGGCGCTTGTCCAGACCTGTGCCCAGGTCATTGGCATAGAATTAAACTTCCGGTCAATCTCATCCATCGCCGCAAGCTGGGCATTTTTTACCATCTCTGCCGACAGCATGCCTTTCTCGGCATACTTCTTGATGGAACCTTCCGCCCATCCCATGTATTTTTCGATATTTCTGGCAATACTCGGCGCTGCTTCCAGAACAGAATTCAGCTCATCGCCACGGAGTGCGCCGGATCCCATCGCCTGGGTTAACTGGACCATGGCTCCTGCCGCAGCTCCGGCTTCTGTTCCACCGATTACAAACTGCTTATTGATCGACTCAACGAAGGCAATCAGCTCATCCTGGTTTTTAAAGGCGCTGCTGGCATTTAAGCCCAGGCTGGCAATTCCGTTCGCTGTGCTCTCAAAAGATGCCCTGGAACGTTGCGCGGAGGCGTAGACCTTATTCTGGAAACTCGGGTCGATAGCATTCCCGGAATCATCCGTATTCACAAGGTTCAGCCTGGTATTTGCATTTGCATATGCATCAGAAGCAGAACCAAGCATTTTTCCAACATCGACAGCAGTTTTTACAGCGAAGACACCCGCCAGAGCTTTGGCAACTCGATCAGCAGTTTTCTTTGTCCGCTCCATCTCATCGCCAAGCCCTTTCATCTTCGTCTTGGTCTTGTCGGCACCCGCGCCTGCTCCGCTTAATCCTACCCCAGCCTTTGTTCCTGATTTTCCTACCTTATCAAGTCCTGTACTGACTTTATCGGCCGCCGTACTCGCCTTTTCAATCGATGCTGCCGCCCGGTCGGAGGCCTGCATGATTTTCGAGATTCGCGATGAATATCGATCCTGCAACTCAAACACTGCTCTCAGTACTCCCATGTGGTTCCTCCTTCCCTAATGCTTATTCGCAGCTCTCTTCTCCGCCTCAATTCGAAGTTCAATACTTGCTAATACAATTGCTTTCTCCCTAATCGGCATCGTTGCCAGTGTTTCAGGGAGAATATGCAGTTTCTGCAGGGCATAATGAGCCAGACAAAATTCCAGATCATTATGCCTTATGCGTTTTTTGCTTCATCCTTCAAATCGTCGAAATTCTCCAGACCAGATAGCGTCTGAACCTCATCGATCAGGCGATCATATTCATTTGTGTAAAGCATCTTTTTGAGAAGAGACACCTCTCCGATTACGCCATAAGTTTTCTGAAGCTCGGCATTCTTCAGATCCGGGAACACCACTGCGGCCGTTGTTGTCTCCGCTACATACTTCACACGGTCAAACGTCTGGTTCCCTTTCTTATCCGTCTTGATGCAGCCTCTCTGGATCGCATCACAGATATCCTGTGTCAGCGGTCTGATCACAAAAGGAAGAGGATCCCCTCCTTTTGTTTTAAAACGGCTGGATACGATAATCTCTTTATCCGGAGTTATTTCCGGATGTAAAAAGCCATATAAATCCATTTCTTTCATATCTGCCATAGTCTTCTCTCCTTATCTAAAATTTTCCGGTAACTGGAACGCCTCAAGGCAGTCACAGTCATCGAATGTAAAATCAGAATCAAATGTGATCGGGTCCTCGCTATCGTCTTCCAGGTATGCGACCGGGACTGTCTTTAAGATCACATGGAACAGCGTCACTGTTTGCCGACCCACCGTGGACTGCGGATCTTCATTCAGGAACTGCAGGGTGGATGCCGGGTAAACGCCATTCTTTTTGTATCCAATGAACTCTTTCAACGCATCAGAATTCATGAAGTAAAAGGTGCCGGATCCCTCTCCGGTTGCTCCAACAACTTTATGCTGCTTCATACGGTGACCAAGAAGTTTTTTCTCTGCAACAGTCAGTGTGACATGCGCATCGATCTTCGAGATTTCAAACATTTCACGGTTCTGCCCGCTGCGGGTGATAAAGCCTTTTCCTTCAGATCCACCGAGGGTATCACTGAGCTGTGTATAATTTGCCATCTGTCTCCCTCCTTACGTCAGATTTACTGTGATGTAGGCAATCTCCATGCTGCCAACAAGCTGAACTGCAACGGTTACTACCACAGCGTTGATCGCCGTTCCGGCTTCTACTGTGATGTCATCTGCACTGAAATTCTGAATCGCACCACGGCGTTCCAGATCAGCGAAATACTCAACCAGGGCGCTCTTGAAAATAGATCGTCCTTCCTCGTTATTGTTGTACTTACCTTTGATGTTGGAATCCCAGACCGTTCCGATGTCCTCCCGGATTCCGCACGCAGTACGTACAGACCGGTTCTGCTTCATGATGTCCCCGAGGGTCTGTGTCGTGCTTGTCAGCGAGTTTACATCTGCCACGACCGTGACATTCTGGGACTTGTCCACCGTGAGGATCAGCTTTCCTGCCTTGATCGCCGTCTCCATCTCCGTCTTTGTCATTCTTGGTGTTACATCGATCGCGCCGACAAACTTTCTTGCGGTATTGGATTCCGTGATCTTTGCCCCGGCCGTTACACCGCCGATCCATGCACCTGTTTCTGCTGCAGTCAGTGTGGATTCATCTGAAAGCGTTACTCCCTGTACGTTGTTGATCACATACTGGCTGTCTGCAACATAATTGGTTAAAACCGCCGTAATGTTCTTACCTTCCTCTTCCTGCATTGCCTTAACCCAGTTTGCGATCGTCTGCTGAGCGGTTGATGTAGATGTTGTGGACTTCAAATATGGATACACGATCACGTTTGCGTCTTCCGTCTTTAACTTTGCAAGCATCGCTTCCACATGATCATCCGTATGATTTGATGGAAGCTTATATAAAAGCACCGTCTTGGCTCCCAGAAGTGCCAGATTTGCCAGTTTCTTATCTGCAGCAGTAGCGTTCTCCGGATAATTTGCCTCCGTCGCTGTGATGCGATAGATAGCACCGTCATCTCCCACGGACAGTTCCTGCGCCAGCGCCACAGTTCCCCGGTCTCCGGCCGTGATGCTCAACGGTGTATTGGTAACAAGGTTGATGTACGCTGCCGGAATGACCTTATTCTGGCTTTCCCATATTCCTGCCATCTTTTTCCTCCGTTTCTATATTTGTGTTCATTTCTTCCATCTTCGGGATCTCTTTCTCCTCGTATTCGGTGTAGGTCACATAGAACATCAGATGAAGAACATCATCCACGATAGATGCATTTTTGTTCCTGACATAAAAAGAGAGGCCGTCGGCGCTTATCACATCAAAACGCCGGAGCATCTTCTGTTTTACTTTTTCACATTCTTTTCTGCGGTTTTCGCTTTCATCACCAGGGAAATACTGAACATCAAAGTTCTGTTTGATCCGCTGTCTTTCTGACAGACGCCGGTTTGCCGTCGTTTCCGTAATCTCTACCAGGATACACGGAAATTCCATATTCTGTGGAATGTTATCCCGGTAAATCTTCTTAAGCTCCGGCACAGATGAGCGGCATTCCGCGGCAATCGCTTTATATAGACTCTCAACCATCGTGTTCCCTCCTGATCCGTTCGATCTCTGCTTTGAAAAGTCCCATCAGCCGCCTGTCGATATAGGAAACACCTTTCTCCAGCATGTGTCTCCCTGGAATAAATCTCATGGTCTTTCCTGATCTACTTACAACTCTGTGACCATAGTTTACAAACTCAGAATAGTCCGCCATATTAACCAGAACTTTCTTGACCCCAGAAGGACCTTTTACCGCAGGAGCCGACCGCCAGGACTTTCTCAAATGTCCGGTTCGAACCGGTGTATTCTTTTTGATGTCCCGCACCCCTTCATTCACTGCCTGGTTTAAGAGCTTGATATCGATTTCCGAGAGATCTCCCATCTCCGCTTCCAAATCTTTCCGAAATGCATCCAGCGCTGCCTTATTTCTTCGATAATTGGAACTGCTCACGCTTTCTCATCCCTCTCTACCCGGCACTGGTACTGGAAGCTATAAGGGTGTGCTTCTCCAACCCGAAGTTTCACCTTATGCCCGTTTCGCAGCGCGACCACCACCTTATCACCCTCCCGAATATCCGTTTCCAACCCGCAGAAGAGCTGGTTGGCCGCCTGCAGGGACGGCACCGGACTTCCTACGGCTCCCTGGCCTGAAATGCTGTATCGGCACTTTACGCTGGATGCCACCAGACTCTCGCCGGACGCGTCGAAACCGGCGTCATCCTTTTTGTCCTGATACCGGTACACATCCATAACCGAATCATACATTACTTCATAAGGGTTAAACATATCCTCTCAACCTCCTGTAACGCCGCAGTACCGTTTTATCAGCATCTGACAAACCGTATACGCCTTCCCGGCTGTTACTGCCATCCGTGGCGTAGGTAATGCTTCCATCACCCTCTTTAATGCTGGCAATGTCCTGCTGATAACTGGTTCCATTTACGGTTTCGTAATCCATTACGCCCTTCACTTTTTTACGGATAAAAGGCTCCAGGCGTTCTGGAAGCTTGTCCTGGTCCATATTACAGTAATCGCAGACACTTAGGATGACATCGGAGATGTTGAGATCCCGTGTGTCATCCTCGATTTTCAGGTTACTCTTCACTTTCTCTAACATCTCCGAAAATGTCATAACGCCTCCTATCCCAGTTTGTGCTTGAATGCCACGATACGGATCTGCTTCGGCTCATAGACCGGTTTCCAGTTTTTCGGGTTTGCCACCTCAGTTCTGGACGGACCCTCGGTCTTTGCCACCTCAGCATTCTGCCATGCGATCCCTCTCGGATGCAGGATCATGGTCTTACGGTTGATCAGATAATCGACACCGGAACCCTTGCGTTTTGCACGATCGGTCTCAGTCGGTACGAATCCAACAGGATGACCATTTCCAAGTGCTACAGCCCCGTTACCGAAGAGATACGTCGTGTAGGTACCGTCAGATACCGGACAGCCATCATCGACGATAACGCGTTTTCCCTGATACAGACCGAATGCAACGTCATTGGACGGCTGCACGGTCTCGATCAGATTCTGTTTTTTCAGATATGCTTCTGTTGCAGAGTGCATGCAAACACCGGTCAACTGCGCCTTCGCATCACCTAACTTCTGTTCCGCATCAATAAACGCAGCTCCGGACCAGTTCGCCTTCGTTCCGCTTAATCCGGAAATGTCCAGGATGTTGCTTTCAAGCCTGGTCTCTGCCGGCGGAGTTCCGGATCCGCCGGCCGGCACAGTACCAAATACACCACTGAGGATGGCAATTAACTCCTTCTGCATGTCACGTTCCCAGAAGCGTGCCACAAGAGTACCAATTGCCTTCATCGGATCTGCTCCGGCCAGTGCTGCGGATAAATCTGTCGCGGACCACATCTTTGCACGACGGAGAATTGCTGCCACATCCTTGTTTGATGTGATCTTGTTATCTTCAAGATCTGTTCCCTCGATCACCTGCTCAGATTCTCCTGTCAGATCCTCGAAAAACGGCATGTTAACGGTCGGCGCCGCCTGGGATGCCAAAGCGTCGAACTCCGAGTTATTTGCAATGATGCCACTCTGCACCAGTGCAGACAGCTCCATTGTCTGGTTAAGCACGTACGGGTTAAAAAGTTCCGGGACAATTACGTCCTGTAAGGTTGTTCCTGCCATTTAAAATTCCTCTCTTTCTTAAAGTTTTACTCCGGCCGCAGCTGCCAGCTGTCTGGCCTGCTCCGGATTCTGTTTGAACAGGCGTCCCTGTTCTGTAAGGTTATAGGTTTCCTTTGCAAACGGATTATTTCCTGGCGGATTTCCGCCTCCCGCCGGATTATAGCCACCAGTTCCGCCGGCATTCTTAAACAGGTGCGGAGAAGCTTCTCTCATCGGTTTGAGAACGTCATCCAATCCGATGACCTTACCGTCCTGGTCAAATGTGAATTTATCCAGACCGCCCTGCTTGTAAATGATGTAATCCGCATCTACAGCACCAGCTTCCTTCAGCTTATCCTTTAAGGCGTATTCCTTTTTGGTATTCGCCGCTGCTGTTTTAAGTCCTGCCACTTCAGCTTCATAGTCCTTGACCTTTTTCTGCAGATCTGCGTTGTCCGCATTATTTTTCTTAAGGTCCTTGATCGTATCATTGGCTGTTCCCAGTTCTTTCACCTTATCATTGTAGTCCTGCTTCGGTACTGCATGCTTCGGGAACTCCCCATTGATTTCCTTCATAGTGGCATCAACGTCCAGCTTCCCGTCGGTGATCACTGCCTTCTCTAAAATTGTCTTTAACCATTCCATCGTGCTTACCTCCATAGATTTTTATTCCCGCTCTCCGGGTATTGGGATCGGCCGGTTATACTCCCGGCAGAGTAGCGCCCAGTTTTATGCCTTATGGCAGGGCATAAAAATAACATGCCTTTTAAGCATGTCTAAACCTCTACTGTTGATTCTGTAAAACCAATGACTGTACCCTTTCGGACTGCTCCTTGGGTTCCATCTTCAAAGACAAACTCAATAAAGTCCTGATCTTTTACAAAATCCTCTCTCATAATGATTTCCATTGCTGCATAGCTAAGCTTTACGCCGTAGAAGGATACTCCGGTACAAAAAATATCAATCATACCGTCCCTTCTCTTTCCCGCATAATGAGCAGCGCATCACATATCCGCCATACGGACCAGAATCCCGGCTCCAATGCTTGCGGTAGTGATGGCTGCAACGGTGCTGTCTGATCCATCTGATCCACTTGAAAAATCCTATTGTACTCACCTCCCTATTTGTTGCGATGTCGCAACACCTGAAAATGGGTATAAAAATACCACCAGCCTATTGACCGGTGGTTGATTTCATTATCTTCCAATGCGTTGTTTTCCCTGACCTGGCGGAGTTTTGTAAACCTCTTCTATAAGACCATGTTCAATATCTCCGCCAATATATCCTTTTCCATACAGCATATTCAAATGTTCCAACACTTCCCTATCTCTGACAACGCTTCGGAATTTTTCTCTCTGCGGTTCATATTCTTCGTATGTTTTTATTTGCAGAAGTTCCTCTTTCAAACTCATTTTATTATCCTTTCAAATACAACATTAATCCTTTCCATAAAATCTATCACTTCTCTTTTTTATGAACTCTGTCCATTCATCCCTCTGCTCCTGTGGAACACGCTGCCAATATGATTCGCGAATAAACGAACATTGGTTTATATCTGTTGGAATAAATGTTTTTTCATCGGTGGTTCAACAGCATGACATAATTTAGGATCTTTATCTTTCAAATGGCATTGTCCACAAATAAACTGCAACCTATGATTATCCCAGGAGTACTCACTCATTTGATATCACCTCACACTGCAAATAATGTTTACTCTGACTTCTTTTTTATCCTCGAATAATATCTTTCGCTTCTTTCCCGTATATCTTCCTTAAATCCCTCTTTCTGTTCCTCCGGTATTCGCTGCCAATATGATTCGCGAATAAAGAAACAATCACTTGTGGACTCTGGAATAAATGTTTTTTCTATCGGTGGTTCAACACCATGACATAATTTAGGATCTTTATCTTTCAAATGGCATTGTCCACAAATTAACTGCAACTTAGGATTATCCCAGGAATACTCACTCATTTGATATCACCTCACACCATACTTTTAAATCCTTATCTTCTGGAATACGCGGATTTACTCTGTATTCTGCCTTAATTATCCTATAAGAATACCCTCTTTGCAAGAGGAATTCTTTTTCTCCCTCGTTAAAAGCTTCGTGCGCGATATACGCCCCATGTGTCCCTTTGGGAACCCTTATAAACAATTCAGCATTGCCTTTGCCAGCGCCGCTAAAACCGCCTTCTTTCATTGGCGAAGTGGCGGTAAATCCTTTATCCGAAAACTTCTGTCCTATTAAAACACTCGGATCCTTTTTCCAGTCACCAGTCATTTTTTCAAAAATCTCTCTTGTTCCGGTTCCTCGCTTCACAATGATCTCTTTTTGTGTCGTGACCTTGCCAAGCACCGCCTCAATGTCCTTTGCCGCCTTTTTGGAAATAGGATCAACATTGATTCCGTATCTTAGATAGCGATTGATATTTACATAAGATCCACCGCTCCATGTGCGCAAGGCTCCAAGCTCTGTATCTGTTGCAGCTTCCAGCAACTGATTAACAAACGGTTTCATTGTCGTTTCCGACTGCATTTTCAAAATAGATTCCCAGTTATCGGCACTCTTCGACATTTCAGATAAGAGTTCCTTTTCCGTTTTGCCCGATATCTTCTGCAATTCGCTCCATCTGGTCATATCTTCAGCAGTGCCAGTGAACATGATGTTGGTCAGATTGCCATACTTTTTCAAAAGTTCTATCTGACCATTCGCCGCCTCTTCCTGCGGTGTTACAACCGGCTGAAGACCTGCATTTAAATATTTCTTCTTCCATTCCTCATACGTCATACTCTCCGGCACTTCGATGTTGTTGCCATCTTTATCCCTGGCGGCCCGCTTCATTCCCTCCGTCGGGGTATCCGGGTAATACGGAACATCCGTGCAGCGACAGCACGGATGGAACGGCGGCATGTTCTTTCCTGCCACCGCTTCCGAAACAAAATAGATCTTCCCATCCAGCTTCCCGCACACGCCGCAGGTCTTACTGTCCAGCGTGGCCAGAATCTCATATTGCTCCACGCCGTCCTCTTTATACCCGGCGTGAGTTGCCTCACTCATCAGGAATGAGCTCTCCGTGTGCAGGAGCCGGTACGCATCCGCCTTCTTTGACTGCATCTTCTTAGCGAACTCTCCGGCCAGATTCTGCGGGGATGCTCCTTGGACCATCATAGTTGTAAGCGATTCCATGAGCTGAGACTGCAGGTGGTCTTTCTGCTTCCAGAGCCTGGATGAGAAGTTGGCACCATTGAATGGATATTTGATCAGCTGCTCAAACGTCCTCGGCTCAATCTGGGCGAACTCGGCATGAAAGCCATGGTACTGATCGATGTTATACCAGGTTCGGTAATAGGTATCGCCGTACACCTTCTGCATCGTCCGTGTCCCTTCTGCCTCATACTCCACAGCATACAGTTCCCGGAGGATCGCGTCCACCTGCGCTTCCAATGCCTGATAGCGGGTCATCCTGGCCTTGATGGACATGTTGTTGACATCCTGGTTATATTTCCCGATGTTGTTCATTGCCTTCTCAACGAAGTCCTTCAATTCTCCCAGTTCCGCTTTATCGAGCCGTTTCTGGGCTTCTGAATACGTCAGCCCATTCTCCTTCGCATATCGCCAGTAAAAGCTCTCCACGGTCTTCTGAATCTCCCGTTTCGCCTGATTAAATGCTTTCTCCAGTCGCATGAAATACTGATTTACCTGCATCTCTCCGGCCTTGTATGCTTCTTCCTGGCGTTTCTCCCAGTAGGACATCACGTATCACCACCTTCATCACCCGATGCGCCTTCTTTCGGGAACATGTCCGAGATATCTGCCGCTGAGCTTTCTTCCTGTTCCTTCAAGAGATCCATTTCCTTCTCAGGATCATCTACCCACGGGTGGTGGCTGACGATCGTCTCATCAGAGATGATTCCTTTGCTCTGAAATGCGATCTGGGATAACTCCTGATCATTCTTTACACTGGTCCTCGTCCAGGTCTGCACGATCGTGCCGTCTTTGATCTTGATCTCCTGAAGCCGGCAGATGCAGCGGATGAACCGTCCGAAGCCTAAACGGAACTCCGTTTCCTGCAAGCCGGCTTTCTGCTCCAGAAGGGAATACAGGAACTGCAGCGCAACTCCGGAACTATTTCCGAAGTTCTGCGGATCCGGATCAATACCCATGCCCTGTTCGAAAATACATTTTCTTGTAATCTCCAGAAGCTTTTCTCTGGCTTCTACCGGCAGTTCGATTGTTAATGTTGAAACGCCGGAATGATCCCCATCTCCGTCGCTCTCGATCTGGATTGCTTTGTAATCCTTGAGATCCCGAAGAAACTGCCCCAGATCCTCGCCTCCATAATTGGTCAGAACAAAAATCACTTCCTGAATGTCTTCCAGATCATTTACGAAACCGCTGAACACCTTACAGTAAGTATCGATCAGCGGCTTGATGTTCTTCAGATCGTCTGTGTCGATGTTATTGTTAAAGAACGGGAAGAATGGCACCTCCCCGACTCCATGCTGATAGCAATCCGAATATTCACACAGCTCCGGATCAACCAGAAACATCTGATACGGAATCAGCTGATCCAACTCGTCTCCCGCTTTCAGCCGATATGCCGTGCATTCTTTATCGTTCCAGTACTCGTAAACGGTATACCTGTCACCGGTTTCCTCATCGATGCTCTGATAGCTCCGGAACACGCCAGAAAGCTCCTTTTCCAAATCACTCGTCCATACCGGAATGATCTGTTCTGCCGGAACTACCGCATACTTCCATGCACCTTTCCCATCCTTCCAGACATGCAGCCATGCGACCGTACAGTTCGATGCCTCAATGCACAGGTCTTTGCACACTTTCGGATATTTATCCCCAAGAAACTGTGTTAACTTTTTGTTCGCATCCTTGTTTCCAAGATCAAAAATCGGAGATGCCGCAAACATATACGAGGCCTTCTGGTTGACCAGTAACCCGTGGAAGTTGAACGGAATCCGGTTGTCTGCATTCCGCAGCGGCTTCTCTTTCTTCTCCTGCTCCTCCTTCAGCGGTGGGAACATAATATCCGTCTCATTCCGATAGTAAGCCTTCGCCTTTTCAGCTTGCCTCACAAAATCCGTATGCCCACTCTGATATTTTCGGATCAGCTTCTTAATTACTTCAATGTCCATGTTTCCTCACCTCACTTTAAAATCTTCATGCCACCAACTCCGCGAATGATCGTGTAGCAAAAATAGCGGAGAGCATCGAGCGCGTGATCATGCTGTCGCGCTTCGCGCAAAACGTAACTGAGCTTCGCGCAAAACGTAACTGAACCGTTACAGAGCCCTGTTTTTTATGCAAAGTTTTATACATTTTTTTGCATTTGGCACGAAAAAAGATTTACTTTTTAAAAGATTTAAACCGCCCTCAAACGAATTTGAAAGGCGGTTTAAATCGTGTTTAATCCATATTTAACGGCTATTTTGCTGCTTGCTTTGACAGGTAAATAGCTGCTTTTTTATTATTCAGCACAAAAGCATCATAGTAAATTCTGCCCTCTACAAGCCAGCCGTTAATTCCCTGTGGATTCTCGTGGATCTTGTAATCCGCAAGCTTTACCGGGGAAGTCATAGCCATTGGATGGCAGATTATAAAGTTTGTACCTTTTACAAAGTAATCTGCCGGGGCTACAATGATCGTAGTCTTATCAATAGTTCCCACAGCCCCAGTAACGGCAATTTCCTGGCCTTTATCCCCGGAGGATACGAAATTCTTGTCTAACTTGATTGCTTTGTAGTAGGCGGACGTTACAAAGGCGATACGGCCTTCAGTGGGCACTTTAGCATCAAACAGCACCATGGAGCCTTCCAGAAATGCACTGTATGCTGTTTCTGTGGTAAGTGTCTCCTCTTTGGTATGTGCTGCTAACGCTTCGGCCGTGTATTTCGCGATCCTGTAGCGGTCGATCGTAGGAGTTACCACCCCTTTTAATTCCCGCGCCAGTGCTTTGGCTGCGCTCATTGCCATCATGGTGTCTGTTGCGTTTTTACGGTCAATGCTGAAAGTGAAAGACTTGTCCTGTGTCAGTTCCAGTGTCTGCACATCATTCCCAAGCTCCACCGGGGTTCCGTATCGGTTGCTTTTTGCATTGATATCATAATCATTTAAAGGCACTGTTTCAACAGAATAGACATTGACCTTGTTTACTCCATCAAAATCATAATCTTTGTTGACCGCTTTATCTGTAAGAGAATCCTTACTTAACTGTTCGTCGATTGTCTGAGAAAATTTCTCTGCGTAGTTTACTGCCATCGTTTTACCTCCCTGTTAGTTTTTCATTGCTTTGACAAATGCAGTTTCAAAATCTTTTTCCGGTTTTCCCCAGAACCCGGTAGAAGCTGATTTTCCAAGCCCTTCCGGGGTCTTTCCACGAAGTCTTTCCGTAATTCCATCGGATACCAGTTCCTTAATGGTGGAAATGACCGTTTCCAGGCTTTTAAGTGTACCGGCTTCATCTGTATACTGGATCAGCTCCGTAGCCTTTACGGGGATGCCTTCCTCCGTCAGGCGGTTATTGATCTGGTCTTTCATATTTGCCTTGAAAAGTTCCTTTTTCAACTGGCTGATCTGTTCATCCTTCGAGAGATTGGCGAGGCGTTCCTCTTCCCATTCTTTTCTCTTTTCGTCCAGAATGTCGTTTAACTCATCCCGGGAATAAGTTTTTTCCTCGCTGGAAGCTCCTTCACCCTGATCGGTTCCATCATCCAAACCCTGGATTTTTTCAGCTTTTTCTTTTACCTCATCTGCCTTGGTTTCCTCTGTGCGTTGCGGATCCGCGTTGCTCGTAGGTTCCTCTGTTACTGTCTGGGCTGCTTCCATGCCCATGGCTCCCATGATCTGATCAATAAATCCCATGCTCATCATCCTTTCTTTGTATACTGCTTCATTTGGCGGATACTGGACTGTAATTCTGAACGGATCTGCTTTAACTGACGGTACTTTCTCCGGTCTGTGTCCGCTTCTCCGGTTTGTTCCATGCTTCTGATCTGTCCCCGGATCCTGGCTAATTCGTTTTCGTACTGCTGAATCATTAAAAACAGGCTCATGGCTCTAAAACTCGCTTGCAATGATCTTGCGGCACCAGGCTTCTGTAACACCATACTTTTTCGCCAGTGTCTTGTGGTTGCTTCCGTCAAACTCCTGGCGGATCTTCTTATCCCTGAGATAGCGGCATACTTTTTCCTGTTTGGGGATATACAGCTGTACTCCAGAAAATTCCTGTATCAGCTTTTTGAAACCTTCCAGCTCGATGGCTCGGATCAGTGCCTGGCAGTCCTCACCCAAAAGGGCTGCATCCGCTTCACTAAGTTCATTTAATAATTCCTCCAGTGTTTTTCCCATTGTGTAGTTCCTCCACATCCTTGTTTTACTGCTGCTTTTTGATGATTTCCCGGATACGCCTGGGGCTTACGCCGTACCTTGCCGCAAGTTCTGCCGTTGACGTTTTCCCGGCTTTGTAATCTCTGATGATCCGGCTGTCACGTTCCGCAAGCTCCAATGATGCCAGTTTTGCAACATAAACACGGCTTCCGCCATAGTAGGCGGCCAGCTTGCTGTATGCTTCAAACCCAATGCATTCCGCTATTTCCTTCTGATCCGGTGTTAAAAGGCGGATCTGTGATTCCCTAATAGAAGCGCCCATCTGTCCATCCCTCCATTCTGGATAATATAACAATGGGGAACCGCTTTGACAGACAAAACAGTTCCCCTTACTTTTCACGCCGCTTTATGACCTGCATTCATTTAAGAGGTGGTAAGCGGTGCGGAATCCACAAATAAACCCTTCACGTTCAACTTCGCCGCGGATCTCTCCCTGCAGTTCCCAGTAGGCTTTTAATTTTTCCAGCAGCTCCTCATCCACGCCTGTTTCCAGGATCTTCTCTAAAAGCCGCTCCTTTTCAAAGAGCTTCGCGTTCTCTTTTCCAAATTCACCCAGCTTTACATGGTCTCCGATGATGCAGTAAAGGTTTGCAATATACTTGTTGCTTTCTGTGTGGCAGTCCATGTTGTCGAACATTTTCCAGTAATCCCGTTCTTTATATTCCATCAAATGCTTATACTCGTCATCCGGAGTATAGACCCGGCAGGATGGGCCGTAAGTGTCTTCGATATTCTTTCTTACGGAAGAATAGAAGCAGTTCTTCACTTCCAGCAGCGTCTCCTCCATCCGCTCATAGCTGGAGCAGTCCACGCCAGAGATCAGACTCTGGGGAAGCCCGCATTCTGCCAGATGTCCAAGCGCGGCATCTTTCAGCACCTGGTTAATCATGGGGATCTTAGCAGTTTCTGTATTTTTCTTCATGTTCATATCCTCCTTTGGCTTTATATCCCTTTTAAAACCGTTCATATCCCTTTTAAAACCGTTTAAAGCATTCGTGATAAGGAAGTCTTTATATATCGCTGAAAACGGATTCCTGCGCCCATCTGCGTCTCATGGTTTGGGAACGGCTGCAAAAAATGATTGCAACACCGGGAACGGTCTGCTATACTATCTGTGAACACTTGTGTTCCGGCTTATGCCGGATGGAATAGTCAGTCTTGCAGGGCTGGCTATTTCTTTTTTGCCCTTCATCAGTACATCCTCCCAAAGAGCTGCTTCTGTGTATCTTTCAGCATCTTTAATGTGACGGCTTCCTTACTGATACGGGCATATTCCAGGGCAATCTCATAAAGCTTGATCGCTGTACGCAGACTTTCAAGATTTGCCATCTGGATCAGAAAGGCAAGGCAGCTTTCCGGCACTCCTGGAAAAATATGCTGCATCTCCTCAACGGTATAGTTGTTTTCTACACGCTTCCTGACAATGATTCTCGTCCGGATCTGGTCAAATTCCCGGCCTTTCTGGCCTGTAAGCATTTGCTTATAGATCTTATCATTGCCAGAAAGAATGATCCCCACATGTGCCTGGTCGTTTAAGTCCCGGATTGCCTGTAAAGCCTGTAAAGACAAGCGGTCGGCCTCATCAATGATGATCAGACGGTTGCTTCCGGAAAGCTGAGAGATAAGTTCCTGCATTACCGCGCTGCGCCTTCCGTCTGTTGCCTGTCCGATCTTATCCGCGATCAGCTTTAATACAGACGTTGCGGATGTGGTGCAGGTATTTACTGTTACCATGGTCACGCCTGCGTTGCTGTCCCTGTAGTGTTCCAGCGCGGTGGTTTTCCCGGCTCCGGCATCCCCTGCAACAAGGGCAATATCGTTATATTTATGGGCATACCAGCAGGCATATAAAACTTCTTTTGTGTTGTAAAGATCAGGATAGTACGTTGTTCCTGAAACGCTGTTTAAACGGTCTTTACTGATGCTTAAAAACTTGTTTAAAATGTCCTGTACCTTCCCGTTATCCCCGGTGTATTTCCCATCCAGGAACTGGGAGATGACAGAAGTAGAAAGCCCGGTTTCTTTGCTGACCTGTTTCTGTGACTTCCCTGTCTGCTTCATAAACTGGGAAAATTCTTCCCGAAATTCTTTCTTTTCCATGTGTTCCTCCTTACTGGTTGCTTGCTTCCATAAGTTTTCCTAAAAGGTTCTCCTCGCGGCTCGTGCGTCTCTGCTTTGTTGATTCCTCCAGGATCTTGCTGTTTTCTGAAAGAACAGGGTTAATGTTCTCAATAGTCTTTGTATGTTCGCCTTCTGTGAACTGCTTTTCTACAAGCTGGTTGCGGGCAACGATTGCCATAACGTCCAGCTCCCTGGTCGGTGCATACTGTTCGACCAGCTTTCTGGCATTCTTTTTTTCTTTCATTGCTTCCCGGATCTGTTCCTGGGTAGTGTGACGGAACGGGGTTCTTACCTTTGCGGCTGCCTTGCAGATCGCACGCATGTTTTCATCAAAAACATTTAATTCATCCATGTTGGACGGGTCATAATTGATGATAACTTTCTCTCCCTGGTGGGCGATAAGATCCGTATGGTAGTAAAATCTTCCCTGGTACTGTACGCCGTTTTTCTGTACGGTTCTTTCGTCAAAGGTTCCGCAGAGGATCCGCAGGATTGACTTGTCATGGACTTCATTCTTTACGGCCAGGTTTTCAAAATATACCTGATCCGGACATTTTCCGTCCATGTCGATTCCGCCAGATGGTGTATTATTGTACTTGTTCATGTGTTTCCCAAGCAGATCTGTGAACTGCTCCATGGTAGGACATTTATCTTTCAGCTTCTCAAAGGTTACCCGCATATCCTCCGGTCGTTTCTTCGCGTCTTTTCCCAGATAGGTGGGGAAAAACTTACAGAAACGGTCTTCCAGGGTTTCCCAGAACCGCTCGATGGGCTTTGCCTGTCCATGGTATGGTGTCGCGTAAATCTGATTGATTCCCAACTGTTTGGTAAGGGAAAGAGGGAAATCTTTATTGAATGATTTCTCGCGGTAATCTTTTCCGTTATCGAAATAAAGTTCTTTAGGAACTCCAAATTCTTCCATTCCTTTCCGGAGGCACTGCTTTATCACGGTTGCGTCTGCGGATTTATCCCGGATAATGAAAGCAATAACCTTGTTGGAACGTGCATCAAAGAAAGCAGTGAGCCATGGGCGGAACACCCGGCCGCGATTGTTTAAAACTGCTACATCCATTAAATGGTGGTCAGAAAACCAGATGTCATTGGAGTGGATGTCTTCCTTGCTTCGTTCCATACATACAAGGGAATCATTGAACGCTTTTTCGCCTTCCCTGTAAAAGATGATCACGGGTTCCGGAATTGTTTTGACTTTCCGTTCAAAGGCAGATACGGAAGGAATCTCCGGATATTCCGTCTTTGTGTATTCCCAACAGATCTCTATACTGCGTTTTTGCAAAGTCATATACAGCGCGTAGAAATATTCCCATGCGTCCGGTGGGATGTCCGTCTTTCCACGGTTATGCCCTCCGCGTGTGTCGATCAGCCCGGCAACATCGCCGTTCTTATACTTGCGCTGCCAGCGGAAAAGCTGGGACTTTGTGATCACACTGTCCGGGTTTCGCTCATTAAAATCTTTTATGTAGTCATCCGGGGATTTTTGCGCTTTCTGATAGTTTTCTACGATCAATGCCTTAAAGTTGGCTTCCTCCCGCTGTTTCCCGGTGAACTGCATCATGTCATTATGAGTATGTTCCCTTTGAATGTTGTTGTATTTGTCCTGTGCTTCCTGTGGCAGACTTTCCAAAGCAATCTCAATCCGAACACCGCCCCGGCCGATCCCTTCGACATGGCGGTACTCATATTTATTTTTTTTGATAGCCTTTTTAATAGCACTGTCTGTTAAATTTAAAATTTTAGCAACTTCTTTTACTTTTAGCCATGTCAAAGTTCTCACCACCTAATTCTCATCAAGTAGAGCTTTAGTGAGTTCTTCAATGCTGATTCCAGTTACTTTTGAGATGTTATAGATTGCTTTGATTGATGGGTTATGCTTTCCGTTTAAGATTTCACTTATATATAGCTGTGAAAATCCCGTCTTTTCAGCAAGATACTTTTGATTTTTGCCCATCTGAGTAAGGCGTTTATAAATAATCATCCCAAAATGTGACTTTGCTCTCATACTTATTGGTCTCGGCATTTTTTTCACCCCTTTAGCCGTTGTATCAATGATACATTTCTGTTATATTTATTTGGTAACATAAACATTATAATATGTGTCACACATATTTGTCAATATAATTATGTGTGACACATATAAAAGGAGGATATATGGAAACAATAGGCGAACGTATTAAATTTGTTAGAAAATCAAATAATAGAACACAAGTTCAATTTGCAAGGGAACTTGGAATCAGCCAGACACATATTAGTAAAATAGAAAAGGGTGTAGAACATCCTTCTGAAATGCTACTACTATTTATATGCTCGATGTACGGTTGTAGCATTGAGTGGTTAAAATCTGGTATAGGGGAATCGAGAAAAGAACCGGAAGATTTAGAAGACGCACTTTTAGCAATATACAAAAAAAATTCATTACGTTTTTATGAGCTTTTATATAAATTACCTATTGGTATAATGTATGATACTACTCAATCCATAAGATTGCTTATTGATATAGCAAAAAATTCTTCTGAATTAAGTGATCTGCGTTCGGAAGGAATTATCCATATGACTTATAACATAGTTAGCTATCTCGCACAAATAGCAAAAATAAATGTAGAGTACAGCAATCATCAAATTAAGGATTTGGGAAGACAGGACGATTTTATTAAAGCAATCGGTAATGAATTGGAACAATTAAAAAATATTACTGAAAATATATAGTGTTGCATTTTTATGTGTCTATATGTATATTTATACAGTGCTGATTTCCTTTATTTTCCCTTAGTCCATTTCTTATAAAATCATACTTAAAAAGTCCGAAAAATACTGATTTAAACGTATTTTTCGGACTTTGTTTAAATTGCTATGAATTCCCTTAGTCAGTTATTTTTGAATGGTTAGTTGCGTTTTGTTCCCTTAGTCAACAATTACGTTGTTTTAAATGCTTTTAAGGAGAAAGCCGCATAAAATAAGGATTTTTTGGGATTTTTAAAGTCTTTTAAGGTTTTTTAAGGGTTCATGAATCACCCAAAGACTAAGGGAATAGTTACATTTTACTCACAGGACAACACATGCTCCTTCACCGGCTTATCCTCCCCGCGGTCTCCGGCTTTTACATCCCAGATGTAGGAAGCAAACTCCTTCAGCAGGTTCTCGCAGGATGCATCAATAAAAATAGAACCCGAAAGCAGCAAGGTTGCCACAAAACGGATTCCATCCAAAACATCATTTTTCGCTTTCTTTACTTTGTAACCATCTTTTTCTAACTGTGCCTTGAAAGATGCTGCTGCCGGGTCCAGGATCACCGTCCGGATCTTTTCTCCGGATAGCCACGCCGTCAGATCTTCAGCAAATTCTTTGTCTGTCTTCTGCTGCCCTTTATCGCGTCCGGAATAATAATACTCCCTGCGGCAGTACCACTTGTTATCAGCTCCCTTGCTCCACAGCAGGAACGCCGTCGGGTTCTGGGTACCATAGTCACAGCTGACATATTTATCACCGATCCAGAACTCTCGTCCGGCTTTCTGCCGGTATTCCGCCGCAATGGCTTCTGTGTCCACCACATTTCTGTCCGGATCAAACATATCATAGATGATTCCTTCAGCCATCGCCCAGAGCCCTTCGATGTAACGCTTAAAGAACACGCCGCTGTACATGCTGCGATATCTGGCTTTGATCGCTTCTGAAAGGCTAAGGTTATCATCCATCGTGAAATGCACATACAGGAGCTTCTTAAGATTCAGCTCTGTGCCTTTCGCGGCGGCTTCTTCCTGCAGTCTGGCTGCTTTCTTCTTTCCGAGGTATCCGGTCGCCTTGTCGATCCAATTGACCTTGAACCAATGATATGGTCCGTCCGGGTTGCAGTTAAACCAGTACTTGGATCCTGTCACCGAGCAACGTCCTGTTGCCTGGTTAACGAAGCTCTCCGGCATCAGCGCAACCTCATCGCAGAATACCCCAGCCAGAGTGATACCCTGAATCAGATCCTGGCTGCGTTCGTCCTTACCACCGAAGATGTAAAAGTAGTTCGTGACATTCTTTCGGGTGATCTCAACCAGATTATCGGCCCGATGATCCGCAACCTTGTACCCTCGGCTCTTGAGCATCAGCTTCAGCCAGAATAGAACGTTTCTCCGGAAGGAACCGATCGTCTTGCCGCACATGGCGAAGTTCTGACCATTGAAGTTCTCCATCGCCCAGAATACAAAGGACAATGACATACAGACTGTTTTTCCCGATCGAATCGCACCATCCGCAATAATGCCATCATAATCCTTCACAGGGCTCCCCGGCATCCACCAGGTAAGAACCTGTTTCTGTCTTCTGGAAAACGGCTGGAACTTGAATATCTGAACCTTCGTCAGGATCCCTCTCTGTGACTTCATCCTCTTAAGCTTGTCACGCATATCGGCGATACGATCCTTAATCTCCATCGGCATCACCCCAAAGCGTATCAGACCCTGCATTCAGTGCATCCAGGAATCCATCATCTTCAAGCTCCTGCTCCTGACCGCCGAGCTTCAGCGCCGCCAGGTCAAGCTTCATCATCTCGATCTCCAGGCGTGCATCATCCACACCATACCGGTGCAGCGCATCGATCGCAGCCTGTTTTCTTGCCTGCACTCTGGTTAAGGCTTCCTCAATGTGCTGGATCTGCCCCAGCTTCCCCTGATATTCACGAAGATCTGTATCTTTGTCCTTTTCGATTCCCATTTTATGACTCACAACGGTCATCCCTGTCTCATCTCCGGAGACCTCCTCGGAATCATCCGGAGACTGTCTCAGAAGGTCGATCCGCTTCAGCATCCGGCGTTCCCGAACCGTAAGAAGCTGGATCTCCTGCATGAGCAGCGTCTCTTTATCTTTCGGAACTGCCTGTGCCAGCCGCCGCTCCTCCGGTTCCAGACAATCAAAAAGGAGAGTCTCAAACTCTCCCGTAGTAACTGCTTTCTTATTCCCAGGCGGACCACCAGAGCTGTTCTTGTTCCCCGGCTGCGCGCCGCGCTTTCGTTTTTCCGAACGTTCGCTTTTCTTATCCGAGCGTTCGTTTTCCCACTTATGTGTGGACTTCCATCGGCGGACCGTTCCCTCCGGCAGATTTAGTTGACTTGCAATCTCAACTAATTTCATACCTTCCAGGTACATGGTCTTCGCCTTTTCAATTCTCGGATCCGGCGCTCTGGCCATGCTCATCACCTCCGATTCGTCGGTTTTGGGTAAAAGAAAAGAGCCACGCGGTGGTGGCCCTGTAATACTCATTCCAATTTCATTATAATATCAATTATACCTCCATAATACTTCACGCTTTCTCTAGCACGACTTATATGTTCCCCCTTTAGTCCATCTCTTCCAGTACATTTATAAACCGGCTTTTTTGCATTTTGCGAATACGGAACCAAACTATGCAAATTCGGAATAGCTCCTAGTTTATAATCATCTCTTTTTACAACTTGGTCTAATGGAGTAAGCTTATCTACGATATTTGTCCTAACAGCTCCATCTACTTGATTGCCAAAAATCTTCCATCCATTAGTCATACCATCTTCATCTTTTGTTCTTAAATTATGTTGTTGTGTAACATACCCCACAAATTTAGGGGCTCCAGTTGGCAATTCATCCATTTCACCTTTCCATTTTATCAGATTTCTATCCCAATCTTCTCTCCATTTAACAAATTTATTTCCTAAATTTTCTGTACCTTTAATCGAAAATAAATCTGGTGAAAGTGGAGTCACAAAATAATCGCAACCTCCTAATACAGCCCTATTCAAAGCACCTAAATTAGGTCCTAAATCATATAAAATATATTCCGCATTGATTTCTTTCGCGGCATAAAGGACATACCGATATATTGCAATTTGTGCTCTTAACGATATTTCCTGATTTGATGCACTTGACCAAGTTTCACCCAGCCTATCTTCAAATATACTTAAATCAATATCTCCTGGCACCAAATACAAATAATCATTTAACGACACTGGTTTTCTTTTTCTATAATCTCCTAAACCTCTTGCTATAAGTTCTATAACTCTATATATACTATTTCCTCGTTCCGACCAACTTTGTCGAATCTGGGGTTCTTCTAGTGCATACGCTGTCAAATTACATTGACTATCGCAGTCAACCATCAGTACAGTTTTTCCAGCATCTGCAAGAATGTTCGCAATATGGTATAGATATGTGGTTTTTCCAACTCCACCCTTATTGTTAAAAATAGCAATACTCTTCATATTTTATCCCCCTTCTTCTTTTATCATACCTCAAATTTCGACAAAAGAAAAGCACCCATCTTTCGACAGGCGCTTTTCATGGGGGATATTATGTATTTAAGGCAAGGCATCTGACCTCAAACCTACGGATTACATTCCGTATCCGTGGAGATGCCCTGCATACCTGGAATGTCTGGGTGGAGAATCCCAAAACCAGGTATTTCAGATGTACTGGATCGCTCCAGCATATAATTTATCCGCTATCTGATATCACGGATTCAGGCATATCGCCTAAAAGACAACCGCCAACATAGCGAGAACAGGATTTGAACCTGCGACCTCCAGGGTATGAACCTGGCGAGCTACCATCTGCTCCATCTCGCAAATCGGAATGGGAGGATTCGAACCTCGATCGCTCCGCAGAGAGTCATCAACTACGCTGCTTTACCCATTAAGCTACATTCCGATAACTGACGCCCGGCAGGGGTACCAGACGTCACACGCATTTTGGGAAGGTGTTGGAAACCGCCGGCTGTATGCCTTTGGCTTCAGGTTACACTATAACATTTCGAAAACGAAAAAAGCGAAAAAAACGAAATCACTTAACATTCTTTCATAAAGTTTGTGTATTCCATCCTTACGCTGTCCGCTGTCGCCCGTCTTCCCATCTTAATCGCCACCTCTCCCCATGGCAACTCCTCAAAGATGCGATACCGGATGATCCGCTGCATCCGCTGCGGAATTGTGAGCATCCATGCCTCCACCCGGCGCTTGATCTCCTCCGCCTTCTGAAGCCGCTCCTGAAGGATTGCTTCCCGCCTATCCAGTTCATCCGGATCCTTCACCACCGGATATGACAGACCCTCGATGTGGAAACTCTTGGCGGTATACGGAAACTCATGCGCCGATCCGGACACCCGGTCCTGCACGATTTTCTTCCGGTTCTTCTTAAGCCTCAGTATATCCGCTTTCGCTTCCTTCACCTGCTCGCAGGCATCTATGTACTGCTTCAGAATCTCCTTGTCCATTGGTACCACCTCCTCGATAACGCGGATCCGGGCAAAGGCTTGTTCCCATGTACGCCGGATGTGCCGCCGACCAGCTGTATCTGCCCTTATCCTCACTCATAGCCGCATATTCCGCATCCTGCTTTTTCTTCTTCATCGCTTTCGCGACTTTCTCATCCCATTTCTGTTTCTCCATCCAGTTTCCTCCTTCAGCAGATCTTCCGCCTCTATACGTTCTCAAAACACTCCATATGGAAAAGCCATTCACAGTTCCTTTTCGTTTTCACATATTCGATTCCGGAGAGATCTCCCTCCTGGGGAAGGATCTCTCCACAGCCCTAACAGCGGACAGTCTTCTACGTTTCATCGCTATTTTTTTCTGCTTGTCCGTCATTTTGCCTCCTCCCGGATCTTACGGATCCGCGCCCTTAATGATTCCATGACCCAGTTCTGAACATCGTCTTTCCGCTGCAGTGCCTGCATCACATCCTCATCGCGGGTTCCGCTGGATACCAGATGATGGATGATCACCTTTTCCTGCTGGCCCTGGCGGTGCAGCCTCTTATTCGCTTGAGTGTACAACTCATAATTCCAGGTCAAGCCGAACCAGATCACATGGTTTCCGCCTTGCTGCAAGTTCAGACCGTATGCGCTGCTGGCCGGGTGCGTCAGAAGCACATCGATCTTTCCTGCGTTCCAGTCGTCTTCGTCCTGCGTGGTCTTCAACTCCCGCACACGCAGCTGCATCTTCTCCAGGGCTTTTAAGATCCTGGTCCGGTCGTGCTGGTAATTGTAAAAGACCAGGGCCGGTTTTCCTCTCAGTGATTCGATCAGCTCCACGAAGGCCTCGATCTTGCAGTTATGTATTTCATGCACGGTGTGATCTTCGTCATACAGCGCGCCGTTGGCAAGCTGCAGAAGCTTGTTGCTGAGTGCCGCGGCACTGGTTACACTGATGTCCGCCTCATCTTCCGGAAGCTGAAGGACCATGGCGCGTTCCAGATCGTTGTATGCCTTTCTCGCTTTTACATCCAGCTCCACCGGCACCTCGTGGTAGATGATATCCGGAAGCTGCAGATAATCTTCTGCCTTCATGCTGATGCAGATATCCGAGATCCGGCTCAGGATGCTCTCTTCACTTCCCGGCTTTGCCTCGTAGCTGTAAACCATGCCGTCCGCTCCTCGCTTATCCGGCTGGAAGTACCGCTCTCTGAACTGCGTGTATCTCTTCCCGAGGCGTTCGCCGCCATCCAGAAGATACACCTGGCTCCACAGGTCATCCAGGCCATTCGGTGACGGAGTTCCTGTCAGCTCCACCAGGCGCTCGATCTTAGCCCCCACACTGGCAAGCGCCTTAAAGCGCTTCGCGCTGTGGCTTTTAAAACTGCTGGATTCATCCACGATCACCATGTCGAACGGCCAGGCGTTCCGGTAATAGTCCACCAGCCATACCACATTTTCCCGGTTAATGATGTAAAGGTCTGCCGGTGTATTTAACGCCCGGATCCGTTTTGCCTGGCTTCCCAGTACCGGGGCCACCCGCAGCATACATGTGTGGTCCCATTTGGCGGCTTCCTTGCTCCAGGTTCCCTCCGCAACTTTCTTAGGTGCGATGACCAGAACCCTGCGGACCTGAAACCGATTGTACTTAAGCTCCTTTACTGCGGTCAGTGTCGTGACCGTCTTGCCAAGTCCCATATCCAGAAACAGACCGATCTTTTTCACTTCCAGGATCCGTTCTATGCAGTGCCGCTGATAATCGTGCGGTTTGAATACCATCCTCCATCACCTCCCTGACAGCCCACATTTCTTTTCTATCCTCGCTGCCGCATCCTGGTACCCCAGGGATCTGAAGAACCGAACCAGTCCGGACGCTCCGTACACCACCTGAACTTCCTGCCCGAGATCCAGCAGGCGTTTGATCTGCACATCCTGCAGGGCGCTCAAGGTTCCCTTATCCGTCTTCAGTTCCACGAACATCGGCTGCCTTCCTGGAAAGATCACGATCCGGTCCGGCACTCCCGCATTCCCCGGGCTTGTCCATTTGTATGCCCTTCCACCGAGGTGCTTCACCTCTTCGGTCAAAAGTTTCTCAACATCATTTTCTCTCATGTCATACCTCCAGATACCAGAACCAATTTGCCGTTGCCCCATCTTCATCAAACTGATGATACGTCTTCACGCCTAATTCTTTTCTTGCCGCTTTCAGTTCGGCTTTCGAGTACCCGTGCGCCGCTGCATTTCGTCTCACACCTTCTGCCAAATGCAGACCTCCATCCATGAGTTCCAGTTCCAGCCAATGCTCTGCATTCATCTTCGAGCCCCTTTTATATATTTTTATTTATAAAATATTTTGTTTACGTGTGTGTGTCACACGTGTATATAACCCTCGTATTATGTACGCCATGTACGTCACGTTATCTATATTTTATTTATTTTTATACTTTATATAGTAAGTTTGTAGTTTTGTAGTTATATAGTAGAAATCCTTAGGTTTTATGCGGTTTTAGCGGTTCTACAAAGCCTGCTACATTCTGCCTACATTAAAATTTCAGGCGGCTACAAAACTACAAAGAATCTACAAACTTTTTCGGCACTATGTAGTGGGTCTCACGAACCCCCGCTGCTGTCCATACGGTCCAAAATCCCTCGGGGTTTTGATCCTCTGCCATTTGCCATGCAGCAGGATGTTGTTGATCTCCATGCTGTCAGAACGTTTCATATGCTTCAGATCGCCGCCAAAGCATTCCACCCAGATCTCCACAGCACACACCCTGTCCCTGAGAACCAGCTCACCTTCCATATGCATGCCGCCCGCAAGGAACATCCGCCGCTTTACCACATCCATTTGGTTCCAGTTAGCCGGCACCGGTTTATTTAAAAAGTCCATGATCAGACCTTCTTTCCCGGACGCTTCCCTGTGGGTTTCCTGCTGTTCTACGGCAGCCTCCTCAAGTTCCTTCGGTAAAAAGAGTTTCTCGCCTGCGGCCCAGTACGCATACGCTTCCGCCCAGATCTGGTCCACCTCTACCGGCAGCTCCTGCCACACGGACTTCTTTGCCGGATGCATTCCCACGTCTACCGGCCAGAAGCGCCGGTTTCCGGTCATATCTTTTAAGAACTCACTGTCATTGGATGTTCCGAAGAACACGCAGCGCCGCGGGTACTTGTCCGTCCTGCGCCCGTATGCCGCCCTATAAATGTCCTCGGTCTTGCTTAAAAACTGCTTGATCACCTGGGTCTCCTGCTTTGTAAACGCACTCAGTTCCCCGACCTCGTTGATCCACGTTCCCTGGATCAGCTCCGCAGCTTCTTTTCCTTCGAATGTTGTAAGGGAGTCTGAGAACCATTTTTTCCCTAAGATCGCAAGAAACGTACTTTTTCCGATTCCCTGCGGTCCCGTAAAGATCGGCATATAATCATATTTGATCCCGCCAACGACGGCACGGCCGACAGCGGCGCAGAGTGATTTTCTCATAACAGCCCGGGTATACGGTGTATCGTCGGCGCCAAGATAGTCAGAAAGCAGCGTATCCAGTCTCCGGATTCCGTCCCACTGAAGGCCCTCCAGATAGTGTTTTACGTCATTGATCCGGTTCTGGGCACTGACGATCATAAGGGCATGATCCAGTTTCTCCCGCCCTGTAAGCCCGTAGAAGACCTCGACATACCGGTAATACCCGGCGTCATCCACATCCGTCCAGCGGCGTTTCTCATCTCTCTGATCCCACGGCACGCGCCCCAGGACCATTCCGCAGCTTGCAAATTCATCGGTCACGATCCGGCCTTTTAATAGCGGATCATTTTCAAGGACGATCACGGCGTTATTGATCGTTTTCTCATATCTTCCGTTTCCGTCCTTTGTAAGTTTCGAAAGCCAGGAAAGATCATAATCCGGTCCCGGCTCCTTCTGCTCCGAGGTTCTGAATGCTTCTTTCGCCTGTTCATACCGTTCCTTTGACAGAAGCTCTGACACCTTCGGATCATCCTGGATCAGGCGGCTCATCATCATAAAGGACGGAAACTTGCTGACCGGGGTTCCTTCCTTTACCTCACCATCCTTATCCCCGAACATGTGGAGACGGACCAGGTCAAAGGCGTTTACGAGCAGACCGCTGCAGGGATCCGTTGCATGGTGGGAATATAAAAACAGATCTCCGTCATAGATCACAGCTCCACCGACCGTGGAACCGCCGGTATAGGTGTACCGGCCCGGTACCGCTGTTTCCTCGTACATTCCCGGAATAAACTTCTCCATAGCCTGCGTGATCGTGTATGACCGGCAGAAAGCCCCGATGATCCCGCGTTTTGTGGTCGGATCCTCCTGCTTGGCCAGACGCCGGCGCTCGATCGCCTCGGATCCCGGAACCTGGGGCCACTGGCTGATGTCATGCCAGTCCCCGTACATTCCCAGGACGCCCTCTAGGCTACAGAACGGCTTATCGTAGATCTCTGCTACGTACTGGCTGTTGGAGCTGCAGCTCGGCCAGTACATCAGTCTCGACGCTTCGAATGTTGTCGGGTCACAGAATTCAATTCCGATCAGGGAGGCGAGCTTCCTGGCCGCGGGCTCGTACTCATCCGCAGATCCCGTCCGGTCGATCGGGATGATCACGCGCAGTCTCGGCGCATATCCGGAATGCTTTCTGGTGCTGTAGACAGCGGCCGCGCATCCGAGGCCGTCTACCCGGCGCAGGATATCATCCGTCTGGCCTGCAGGGATATTATCGAGATCCAGGGTGATCAGGTCACGGCCGACCACGCCGGCCGCCTTGCGGCGGTCCCCTTCAAACGTACCGCCGACGAATCCGCCGACATCCTTCAGCTCATCCTGCTGGGACTTCGGAAGCACAAGGTACTGTTCTAACGTCTCGGTCCCGCGGACCGGTGTTTTCAGCTTTTCCGCAAATTCAGACCACATGATCTCAGATTTCGGCCAGTGCATAGCCTTTCTCGTTCCTGCAGTGCTGATCTGCAGCTTTCTGTTATACTGCATCTCGATTCCTCCTAGTCCTTCATGTAATAGCTGCTTTCAAATCCCGCGCCTTTTAAAATCAGTCCCGGCGCCCACGGGATCGGCTCTGCCATCAGGTCACAGATCTCATCCACGGTGGTCTCCATCGGAGCATCGATGATCACCTCATCGTGCACGTGGAATACGACCTGCAGGTGCTTCGCCGCGATCCTTTCTAACGTAACTGCCAGGCAGTCTCTCGCGACCGCCTGGACGATGTTCTCTGTCATCTTTCCGCCGTAAGTGGATGCCACTTCCCATTTTCTGCTCTGCTGTCCGACAGTATAATAGTGCAGCGCAAGTTTTCCAAACTGGTTTTCCTTCAGAAATGGCTTTGGATAGTAGAGCTTTCTTCCGCTCGGAAGTTTTACTGTCAGAAATGACTGCCCGTATACCAGATCCCCCTCCAGCGCGAAGATCAATCCGTAAATGGCCTGCGGCTGCGCTGTCTGCATCACCGAAAGTGCTGCGTTCTCCACGGCGTACCACAGGTCCCGGATCCGGGGATTTGCCTGCCGCCATCTGTGCACGATATCCGGAAGTTCTTCCTCGGTCAGCCCCATCTGCAGGGCACCCATCGCAATAAGTGCCGATGTTCCTCCCTGGTATCCAAGGGCAAGCGTCGCGACTTTTCCTTTCTGGCGCAGCGCGTACTCCGGATTTCCTTTTGCGATCCGGTCCACCGGGACCCCGAACATCTGGGATGCGGTCGCCTCATAGATCTTCCCGTGAGTGGCAAATACTTCATTTACCCACTGCTCCCCAGCCAGCCACGCAATCACACGGGCCTCGATCGCGGAGAAATCCGCCACCACGAACTTATTCCCTTCCGAGGGGATAAATGCGGTACGGATCAGCTGGGATAAGGTATCCGGGACGTTTCCGTAAAGGAGCCGGAGCCCTTCATAGTTCTTTGCCTTTACAACTTTTCTTGCATAATCCAGTGTCTTGATATAGTTTCTCGGCAGGTTCTGCATCTGCACCAGTCTCCCGGCCCAGCGTCCGGTACGGTTTGCCCCATAATACTGGGTAAGTCCCCGTACACGATCGCCTTCACCTTTTGCGGTATCCATCGCGACATATTTCTTGATCGATGTCTTTCCAAGCTGCTGCCGGATCCTTAACATCTGCAGAACCTCTTCCGGGAGATCTCCCGGTTTTTCCAGAGCCCCCGTCACAGTCGCTTTCTGGATATCCTGGAATACGTCCGGATCTGTTTCCTGCTTCCGGCTGTGTTCGTTCAGCCACGGAACGAGCTGCGTGGCGCTGTTCGGATTTAAGAGTCCCGTCAAGCGGATCGCCTCATCAGTCAGCTCCTGCGTGCTGATCCCATCGATGTACAAGGCTCCTTCGATCAGCTCCGTATCGACCCGGACTCCGTATGCATTCATCAGGATGTCCATCTGCCACTGCTTCTGTTCTTTTTCCGGCATCGGGAACTGTTTTAAACGGGTAAGGATCGCATGTTCCGTTACAACGTCCTGGCGGCAGTATTCCTTGAACAGTTTCCACTTTTCCGGATCATGCCAGGGCTGGTTCCAGGTACGGTTCCCGTTGCTTCTTGTAGGCTTGCACGGAACACAGAAATACCGGATCAGTGCCTTACCGGTTGCCAGTTTCTGTTTATCCTGGGGAAGCCCGATCGCCTTGCCGGTTGCATCCAGGCCTGCAGTATAACCACAGTAAAGTCCGTGAACCATCGTGCATCTCCACTGATCGATCGGAGTTTCAAAGCCGGCACGGTTGAGACAGTACCACTCGAACGCTGCGTTATACGCATGCTTGATCACCTTCGGATTTTTTAGTGCCGACACCAGCTCCTTCGGAAGTGTCTCCCCGTCTGTAAAGTCTATGATCTCAACCGGATCCTCACCGAACTGATAAGCAAACAGAAGGATCTGGAAATCCGGAGACTGCGCATATTTGTAGGCGCCTGCTTTGGCGATGTCCACGCTGCTCCGTGTCTCGATATCGATACTCAGATGTTTTACTCCCATCACGATTCCTCCTGTTTAAAGAGGGGCTTTAGAAAGCCCCTGGATTCTTAATACGGCATTCCGGTTAACGGATTCACACCGGTTCCCGGCTGTCCCCACGGTGCCTGCCCTGCTGCCTGCTGGGTGTATCCCGGAGCTGCCGCATAAGCTGGCTGCTGCGGAACTGCGTAGGCCGGCTGCTGAGCTGCCATTGTCGGCTGCTGCGGAGCTCCGAAGGCCTGTGCTGCTGTCATGGAGCTGCCGCCCAGTGCCTCTCCGTCTCTTAACTTCTGCACCGGTCCCAGTCCGCAGCCGATTCCCTTCTTTCCCCCGAACATGTATGGATAGAAGGTGATATTCACGCGGCCGTACATGCCGCTGTATACCTCCGACTGGTTGATGATCGGGTTTCCCATACGGTCCACGACCTCCGGCGGATAATCGGCTTTCGCGCTGGCCGTAAATACCCAGTGTCCTTTACACTCTTCCCCGAACGGCATTCCGTCAGAAGGTCTTACACCATCACCGTCATAGACCGGTGTCGGTACGATCGGCGGGCACACGCCATTCCATTTATCAGAGATACCTCTCTGTTTTGCCGCCTCGATCGCCGCATTGATACGGGACATAGTGTCCACATCAGTCTTCGGTACAAGGACTGTCACACTGTATTTTTCCTCCTGCCCCTGCATTGCTGCATAGGGTTTAAATAAATGCGCGTAGCTGAATCTTACTTCTCCTGTTGTAACGTTTGTCATCTCATTCATGGTCTGTTTCCTCCTTGAACGCCTCCGCGGCGCTGATCTTATTGGTGATCGCCGGTCTCTTGTCGGAATCTTCCACCAGTGCCGGCTTTCCGTTTTTCTTGGTAACAAATTCGCCTACGTTTGCAGCGAATTCCTTTTTGCCGATGATTTTTTCCACCTGTGCGAGGGTAAGCGGTTTTCTTTCCCACAGTACCTCTGTCCGGATCCCGGCTTCTTCCAAGCGGGCAAATGCGGCATCCATATCCGTCCAGTCTCTGGTAGCTCGTCCGGCCACCGCTTTCCATCCAGGGATCTCTTTTCCTGAGAGGCAGGCTTCCAGTGCGGAGGCCTCGATGTCTTTGAGCCATTTCGCCACGTCCTGTCCATCCTTCAGGTATTTCCCCATCTCCTCAAAAGTGAGGAGCGCCGGATCGTCTTTTACTTTGAACGCAAGTTCCACGTTCTTTTCCGCACGGGCCCTGCAGCGTCCCCTTGCCCTGCAGTATCTGCAGGTCTTCGGGCCAGGAACAAAGTCCCCCACTCCCTGAATCGCGAGTGCTGCACGATCCTTCACCACTTCTCCGAATTTCAGGAGATCTTCCAGGCTGCACTCCCATTCGGAGATCCCATCCGGAAGTCTGGGCTGCACGATTGACATCCGGACGGTATGGATCTCATACAGGATCCGGTATGCTTCGTATGCCCCTAATGCGTAAAGCATCATCTGCGGATTGTGATCTGCATCCACGCGCCCATCCGGGCTCTTGCCGTATTTGAAATCGATCACATGGATGACCCCGCCTCCTACCAGGATGCAGTCAGCACTTCCGGATGCCGGCGCTTCGTCAGGCAGATTCGGAATGTATGTATGGAGGTCTACCCGGCGTTCGATATCAACATGCGGAGAAACTGCGAAGTTTAATGCCACAGATTTAACGTAATCCAGATAATCATCGGTGTATCCCATCATCTCATCCGCCCAGATCTCATTTCCTCTTAATTTCTTGATCTCCGCGTTCATCTTGCGTTTTCCGAATTCTGTCGTGTAGAAATAGTTTCTCAGCTTAAGCTCCGCCAGTTCATGCGCCAGGGTGCCCTCCTCTGCCGCTTTGGAAGAAGTGTCCGGGAACTGGCTTCCCAGGATCACACTCGGGGTGCAGGCCATCCACTGATAAGCGTTCGACGGGCTAAGGGTCGAATGACTTCTTTCCGCGTGTCCCCCCATTAGATCTGTGCCCCCATTTCTCTCAGTGCCGTCGCGAATGCCCCATACTGGTTCGGCTGAAGGTGGGGAACCGAGTTAACTCCGAACTGTGCCAGAAGGTTGATGAGATCATTCTGTCTTCCGGAGTCCATCAGCTGCATGGCTGCCTTCGCCAGATCATCCGGAGTGTACGTTCTCGTACTGGTCGGCACTGTCTGAACTGGTGCTGCTGGAGCCTGCGTCACCGGGGCCGTGTGGATCGGGGCTGTCTGAACTGGCGCTGTCGGCGCTCCCTGGACCGGAGTTACTGGAGCTGCCGATACGTTCTGCACCGGAGCTGCAGGAGAATTATGGACCGGAACTGCCGAAGCGTTCTGAACCGGGACCGGTGCAGTCTCTGTTTTAAAGGACGGCTGAACGGTTGCCACCGGTGTAACCGCGGTATTCTGGCTGGACTTTCCTTCCTTAACAGCCGGTCCTGTGATCATTTCAGCAAATGCCTTTACCTCGGCAATGGTTTCAAAAGTTACTGTGATGTTCATAGATGGATCCTCCTAGAATTTAATATTAGAAAGCTTGTCCTGTAAGACGAGCAGTTCTTCTTTTGATAAGGTAATACCCTTTGTCATCCTGGAACGGTCTTCATTCCATCTGCGGAAATCATACTTCGGTTCGTTATCTCCCCACTCGATCAGGTTGAGTTCCAGGTGATATCCGTGGATCTCTGGAAATTCGATGAACGTTTCCAGAATCTCGCACTTAATGTTCCCTGCCATCGTCTTCTCCCTTCAGCTCTTCCATTATTTCATCTGTGATCGCATGCACATTTTCTTTAAGCGCCTGGCTGGCCGCATCATCCATACGCTTGGCAAGCTCCGCCATTGCCGCCGCATAGCCAAGCTTGGTTTTACACACCGATCCAAAGAAACTGACAATCCATTTCGCGACATTGTTCGGGAGATCCTGCATGCATGTATTTCCCATTCCGATCGCACATGCTTTATAAGTTGCGCTGTCCTCGGTTTTCTCTTCTTCAGTAAGCATAAGCCCCATAAAGAACTCGCCTGTAATCTCATCCTTGTTTCTGTCATTCTCAATTGTTACTTTTACCATCTTGATTTTCTCCTCCTACTCCCTTACAATAAGGGTGAAAATGTTTTTTGTTTGATCCCCTCGGAGTTGCCGCTCCGCTATGGGGATCTTTTTAAATTAAAATCCCGAATCTTGTAACTATACAGCCGAGGACATACACCATTCCCAGGCTTGCAAGGCCGCCGATCACACAGCCAGCCTTTTCCATCATGTTGTACAGTGTGTTCTGTCTCTCGATCCGGATGTGGATCTCCTTAAGGATCGCTCCCTCTTTGTGCAATTCGGACGCACATACTCCCCGTGGATCACTGCATACCGGGATATATTCCAGATCCTTCCGCAGTGCTGGCAGAGTGCCTGCCGTACTTTTATTGATCTCATGCATCTGTTTCACCTCCTCTCACAGCAGGATAAATTCCTTGATTTCTTTTGACGTAAGTTCCCGGCCCAGGAGCACGGATGCTGCCTGAATCGGAGTAAATTTCAATACAGTTGCAATCTTCTGCATCTCATCCAGAGAATACGTCTCCGGCCGGTGATACTTATTCTGAATCGTCTTTTTCGTTACCCCGACCTTGACAGCCAGAGCGGCATCATCGATTGCCAACCGCTCCTTATTCCCCGCAATACATGCACGAACGATCCTGTTCCGTTCTTCCTGTATATTTGGTTTTAACTTCGGCATACTCTTTCACCCCTTCCGCATCTTTGTATGCTTGCTCTCACATCCCCATTGCGTTATACTC